CCAGTTTGCGCACGATTTGTGCTTCGCATAGTCTTCTGGTGACTTGCTCTTGGGGTAGCACCCGACATACCCTGAGCCCGTCCCGCCATGGCTGGGAGACGACTTGGAAGGTGTGCCGTGGTTTCTGGTTTATTATGTGTCAATTGACCACCAACCGAAGCTCGGCCACCGCCGATATCACCGGCTGGACCCGAACGGCCTGGGAGTGTAGTGAGACGGTATTCACCAACGTTAATTGGATTCACTCGGAATAACTGTTGGAAACCGCCCTGAGATGGAGTATCTGCGCCCACACCCAAGCCAGGGCCAACCATTTGTTTCTCGATTGGCGAAAGGTTATTCATACGACCAGTGTCAAACATTCGGTTGCGCATGTCGAGAATCTCCTGACCACCACTTCGTTGTTGGCGACTAATGTCGGCGAAACTTTCCATTTCTCTCTTTTGTGGTATGTCCACTTGTGGTTCAAACTCTCGTTCTTCGAATCGTGGAACCGGGTTTTCATCATATGTAACTTGTGGCTGTTGAACAACTGGCACTGGTTGTGGTTGTGGTCGTGGTTGTACTTCGGGCTTATTGCTCAAAGTCCTACCAACGTAAATTAAACCAGCGACGGCTGCAAGTGAAATGGGATCGGCCATTCTTATTTTTTAGTAACATTTTTATTAGCGTATCTTTGGTGGAAAAGTCCATTCTGAAGTTCTGCGCGAGTACTGGATGGCTCATAACTCAAAGTACGGAGGGGAGCTTTACATTCCATATTGGAAAGTGGGAAGAGGTTACGCTCATAGGTTGGAACAATAACTTTGCCGAAACGAGTAGTTGATTGTGGTCGAAGTTCATCACTCACATCAATGTTCTGCGCTGGAGAACCCTTACCCGCCATGTATGGAGATGTACCATACAACATAGTGTTTGGTCGGCATGAACCACAGTTAATGGAACTGGGCTGGGGGTATGTGAAGATCTCTTCAGTGGGCTTCACTGCTGGTATAGCACCTGAATTCTGAACGATGGCAAGACCGGGTTGAAGTTGGTACGCCATTTATTATTATACGAGAATATTTATATCTAAGCTGGTCCAATGCCATGACCTCTGTGAGAAACTCGGCTATCACCCGCTGGATCAAGTCCGGCAAACGCTTCAAGCTGAACACCGCGGGCATTTGGATTGCACATTTCTGGATTTGTTCGGCAATCGCGACCACCCTTATTCCCATAGCACCATTCCGCGAATGATGTTTGGTCGCCTGGAATTTTAGAAACGGGTGATGTAACAAATTGACGAGCCGCCGCGTTGCGCTGGTATTGGGGGAGCGCTGAGCGAGAACGGCCAGAATCGTATGGAATACGGTCATCTATCATACTTTTGATGAGTGGCTTAACTGTTGGGTAATAACAGGCTTCGAGGCGGTTAGGAGCGTCAGTGTAATCTGTAATAAGAACATTACCCATTGGGTTATCTTCTGTTGGCATTTGACACCCATTAATAACCTCTTTTGAAGCCGCTTTATAGGTTTCCTTAACCATTTTTGACTTGTAGAGAATATAAAGAACGCTGAGAACGGTAACACCAAGAACAAATATTCTTGGGTCACGACGGGTCAAGTAAATGACGCAACACACGTAGATCACAAAACGAGAAGCAGCATTGATTCTGTCTTCTGGTGTTTGATCACGGTTTGGCCAAAATTGTGTGACTTGATCTACCCGGACAATTTGATGGGGGTCTTCAAACCAGGCCTTCATTTAGTATAGCTGGAGGTTTATTTTTTTGGAAGACCACCAAGCATGTTACCCATCATGCTCATAAGAGCGTCTTGGTCAATTTCACCACCATTTGTTTCCATCTTGTCGGCACAATCCTTGGCGATACCTTCAATGAGAGAAAGTGTTTCGGCTGGAATTGCGGTAATGGTAGTGCCCAACATGTAAAGGGTCTGGAGATATTGCCAGGTCGCAGCTTTTGTATTTACGCTCATGCGATCCCAATAGTTCTTGATGTTAAGATCTTTCAATAGATCAATTTTTTCAATTTCTTCAAGCAGGAAGGATTCATCCTTCGCCGAGATCTTATCCGCATACGGGGTAACACCTTTCATGAAACCATCAACAATGAGTCGTGGATTCGTCTTCTTGAGCATTTCAAAAGATGTAGTCATTTTCTTAATTCCGGTTTCATCTGGAAAAGTCTTGTGCAATTCCACAAGAAATTGGGAAAGCATGTCGTTAAACGCACTGACAGACGCCATTTTCTTATTTGTAGGGGTAAATCTTTAAGTTAGAAAGGGTCGTTAGAAATAGCCTCTCTCTGTCCGAGACCATTCGCGACAACAAAGTAAACAAGGATCGCATTTAAAATCGCTGGCTTGGTATACTTATTGAGTTCCAACTTACCTTCGTTATTTAACTGCGCCTTGACATGAATGTAACCAGCTGTAATAGCCGCCGCTATAATGGCGGCGCTCATGGGGTCACGGAGATATTCGGACAAATCTTCCATTTAATTATACGCAGTTTTTTTTACACGCTGTTCTGGGGCATCACCAAATAAGACACCATCATCAAGTTCTTCCTCAACAGGTTCTGACATTGGTTCTGGTTCCGTGGGAATGGCACTCGTGACTGGCTCCGGAGCTGGGTCCTGGACACCCGGAACGGTCTTGAACTCATTTTCAAGACCCGTTGGCTGAATGGGTTCATCACATGGCGCGTCCAACGCTGGTTGTTCTTCTGGAAATGTCTCTGTTTCCGGGAAAGCATTCTCCTCGAGGGGTCCATCAAAAACATCTGGATCCTCGCTATCATGAACCTCACCGTCAAGATCAATATCGCGCAGTTCCGCTGATTGAGACATATAAGTCTGGAGGATTTCCTGAACTGGAATAAGTTCCTTTACAGTGGCTTCAATACACACAGAGAAACGACGAGTCAATTCTTCATCTCGAACGTACTCGCTTTGTTCTTCATGGAATACATATGGATCCTTGTAGAGATCCTTGGCAACATTGTTATAGCAAGTCTGGACGAAAACCTCATTGCTTGGCAACTTGAGGCTAATCTTCTTGTTATCTGCCTTGAGACGGACGGCGGATAGAATTTTAGTAGACGCAACAAAAACAGCCGCAAGAAGATCATTGAACCAAGCGCACCTGTTTGTAATGTTGTCGGTGTGTTGTTTCGACATGGCGTTAGACCAATTTGGGACTTCCTTCAGTAGTTTCTGGAACATAATGAGAGTCTTTCTTCCCTTGGAAAGCTTTGTAGATTCGTCGTACATACCCTGAAAAACTTCAATCATTGGTGGACACATGAGCATGTAAAGTTGTCCCATGTACTCCTTTTTAGCTTCACATAACACATTGAGATTATCAGCCATGTTTATATACATCTTTATATTAGTAAAACTTTAAGCTCTGTATCTATCCGCCATCTTCTTAAGATTCATCAAGTCGGGGAACTCTGTTTCATCCGGTTCATCCACCTTCTCTTTTACTTTTTTAGGTATCACCCAAGATACATATATATCATAATCACTCACAAGTTTCACTTCAAAACCACCCAGTTTTAACTGTCTTGCGATATATCTCGCAGCCGCACTTCTATCAAATGTGGGATACCCCACGACAATTGTTGGGACTGTGAGAAATACCTGTTTGTGTCCAAGTTCTACAGATTGTCTAATCTTACGAGAAAACTGTTCATATACACGAGTATATATCTCCTTCCTGATCTGTTTTCTCTTTTCATCAATTTTAGTTACTTCATTGATGCTGATCATTACATTTGCTTCAAATTATTTTTAGCCGATTCTAACTCACCTTGGGTTGGTACAGCAGCCTCCTTTACGAGGTCGTACTTTACAAATTCCTGTCCACCTCGGCTCTCGGCGAAAGGAGTGACATTGGACACGGTCTGAACATCGAGGGGCTGCGATCGGAGAGACACCAACCTCACTCCACCATTCACAGATTCATATGACGCAACTACAGAGAACCCAAAAGCAAATCCTGTATTTTTAACAACCATAAACATACACTCGTAAATGGACTTATCTTCTTCGTTGACATATTTCTTCACAGAAGTAGTTTCAATAATGTAAGTACAAATACCTGTACGCTTAGCGATTTCTTTGTTCGCTTGAAGAATAAATTCTTCCATTGTGTCATTGTCGATATTAGCTTCCGCCTGACTGTAACCGTTAAGGTCTGGTCTGGCATCATCAAGGCGAATAGTGCCAGTTGGTTTTGTATATCCAGAGAAACCAAAAACTTCCGTGAATGGTTCGCGTCTCACTGTCAGTAACAGGACGATGGCAATAAGCATGATCGTCAAAGACCACTTCATATTTACTACTATGCGTTAATTTTTTTTTACAAAATAACCTTGTACATGTTAGATGTCGCTATTGATATACAGCCCCAGGTGCAAACACTCCATGGAGGTTATTGAATATATTAATCAGCACCAGCAATTGAAACAGCTTGTACACTACCACAATATCAACACCCAAGGTATTCCACCTGCGTATCGAAACAAGATTAGTCGGGTTCCAACGATGTTGACAAAAAACGGTAAAGTTCTTGTGGGGAACGAAATTAAAAATTGGTTGGATTCGCTACTCCCAAATAAAGAAGTCTGTAACTGGGGTTTCGGTGGTGCGTGTTCCATGACAACACTTGATGGCGACGAAAATGATACTGATATATTTTCACTTGAAAGCTATGGACAGGCTCTTCAGCCTGCTATGACAAGGGAACTTGAACAGAAGATTAATCGCGATGTCAGTAAGGGTGTTGCTTACTCGGAACAGATTTAAAGATATAACGCACCCCTTTAGTAAAATGAGACTTGTAACAATACAGGCTTCGGCTATTAAATCTACATTTGAAGTACTCAAGGACATTCTCAATGATGTGAATATCTTCTTTCGCCCCCAGGGTATGTATGTAGTAACACTTGATACAGCACGAACTTCGCTCGTTGACATGTTTCTTTCATCGGATAACTTTGAACAATATCACTGTGACCAGGAAGAAATTATTGCTGGAATTAACATTTCAAATACTTTCAAACTCCTGAAAACAATTACAAACAATGACGTTCTCACAATTGAAATTAATTCCAAGGAGTTCATGGATATTGAGATTACAAGTGAATCCAAGAGAACAAGTACAAAATTTCAATTGAAGTTATTGGACATTAATGAGAGTCGTATAGAAGTGCCAGATGTGACCATGACCAGTGTAACTATCCTTCCATCTGCGGATTTTCAAAGATTGTGTCGTGACATGGCCAACATTGGCCAGGATATTGAGATTACACGGGTTGGTAAAGAACTTCGTCTCCGTTGCGAGGGAGATTTCGCCAACCAGGAAACTTCAATTAAATGCCCCGATGAGAGTCCCGAAATGAAGGGTCTGTACTCGCTCCGGTATTTGAATATTTTTACGAAAGCGACGAGCATGGCTTCGTCTGTGCAGCTTATGCAGGAAGAAGGGAATAGGTTTTTGATTCTAAAGTATAATGTCGCTAATCTGGGCGAACTCAAGTTCTACATGGCTACCAAGGTATCCGAAGACTAATAAAATTAAATATAGATATATAATATGGATCATAGTTTGGCGTTTGCACTGTGTGCTCTCTCGCTGAACATGCTTGTTGGATATTATGTATCATTCAGGCGCAATGTTCGAGAAAACGACCCCATATATGATGTTGGATTTCGAATCCTTCCCAATCTCAGTAAATATGATTGGTTGAGCGACGTCGCACTTATCATACCTGTCATAGGTGTCCTGTTGTCTTGGGGATCATGGTCGAGTAATAAACAACATTCAATGCTTGTATTACTTGGACTCATGTATATGTTCAGAGCGATCGTAAACTATGTGACAACGTACCCTTCGATGAAAAAATGTGAACTCAAACCACCGTTTGGGTTCTGTAATGATTTCATGTTCTCTGGGCATACATCATTCAATCTTGTTAGTGCCTATCACTTGGGTGGGATATTCTGGCCAGCGTGGCCTATTTTTGGGTCTCTCCTTTCCGTCGCAACACATGAACACTATTCCGCCGATGTTGTCATGGCGTGGATCGTTTTTGCCGCCTTGAGATGTAATACTTAAGGTATACAAAGATCGGTTGTGGAATCTTCGAGATTGATGAGCGTCTTTTTCATACCCAGCGAATTATTGAGTATAATTTTTGGATACTTTGTTCGAAGGGTTTTTGTTGTATAGTAAAGAAACTCCCTGAGGGGTACACTCTGCCCATGGAAGTCATTCCTCGGTCCCGCGTACCTTTTCACCTTTTCAGTAATGTTTACCTGTGGTTTATCATCATGATCTACAATCCAGACACTACTCAAAGGGATACTAAATTTCATACCCTCGGATTCATTTTCGCCTGGTTTAAAATTGATGTCGTTAGAGATAGACTTATATATTTTACCACCATACCAATACTTAACGCGGAGAGTGAGATTTTTAACATTTTGTGGAACAATTGTATTCCTGAATTGCTTATCCGTTGCGAGTGTGTAGAATTCGTCAAGGATACCATCCCAATCCTTCTCCTCTTGAGACCAAAATGGATCTTCAATATAATATTTCATTCTATAGTCAATCCTATATTCCAGCTCTTCTGAAATTATACTGTAGTCCCGAGGTGTCGTCAACCTTTTGTAAAAGTACAAAACATTACTTAAAAGTTTGAGCAACATTCTTATGTATAATGGAGGGAAACTTTTTAAGTAGATATAAAAATAAACTTGAATACTGGACCAATCTTATTGAGACAGATCCCACCAATAAATCCAGGTACGAATCTGAGATGTCTGATTATATGATTAAATGTATGCCATATATGAATCAATATACGGATGAAACCGAAGAAGTCACAAACACCAATAATGTTTTTAATGTTAAGGAAACCGTAGGACTTCAAAGGAAGGACATATTTAGAGATTATCTCATAGAGGTAGAAAATCAAAACATAACTAGACCGGGTCAGCGTAATATAGAACAATGTCCGGTGTGCTGTACAAGTAATGTGATTCACATTCAAGATGCGAGTGAACTTGTATGTGATTCATGTGGGCTCGTGTTAGCATGTCTCATTAGTGAAGAGTTGACATATAGAGAAGAACGAGAGACTTCTGAGAAAATTGTCAATTATAGCTACAAGAGGGAGAATCACTTCAACGAGTGGATTAGTCAATTTCAGGCACAGGAAATGACGACGATACCCGATGAAGTCATGGATCAATTGAGGTCGGAACTCAAAAAGATGAAAATTAAGAACCTTGAAGATATTACACATTCCAAAATTAGGGGACTTCTTAAAAAGTTGAGACTCAACAAATTTTACGAGCATGTACCCTATATAACCAATATTCTCAATGGAATTAGAGCCCCAAATATGCCACAGGAGTTGGAAGAGCGATTAAGGATAATGTTCAAGGATATTCAAAAGCCATTTGACGACAATTGTCCAAGTGAACGAAAGAATTTTCTTAGCTATTCCTACGTTCTATATAAATTTTGTGAACTCTTGGGGGAAGACGACTATCTCCAGTATTTCCCCCTCCTCAAGTCTAAGAGTAAATTATACGCACAAGATCAAATATGGAAGAAAATATGTGACGAACTCAAATGGGAGTTTATTCCAACAATATAAAGTTAAAGAAGTTGGTATATCCTCAAGTAATGGATAAGTACGAGCGTTTCTGTGTAAATGAGGCACAGTATCATATAAACAGAGCGAACGAAATACTTACAGATGGTCTTAATAACCCTAAAAAGTACTATGAGGAGGGACAGGAGTTTTACCAAATGATGGTTAAGATGTTTCCCTTCATTATTCTTCTACAACAATGCAACGCACCTCAACTTCACGATTCGGATGAGGAGGATAATTTATCAAGTACGCAATCTTCAGTCCCATCAGACGAAGGTAGTTTTGAGCCTGTAACTCCGACTGCTCGTTCAGAGTCTTAATAGTCTTAAACTCAAGGACAATTGTATTATTTATGATTATATCGGCTCGCAGGGTTCCAATTACATGTCCTTCAAATGGGATTTGAACTATACGCTCACTCTCATACTGAACATTATATTGACGCAATAGAACTTCCATAGCATTATGATATACTCTCTCACTGTACCCAGCCCCCAGTTGAGAATATATCTTTTTAGCGAGTGTTTCTACATCAACCATAATCTATGTTTTATCACTCGCTTTAATAATCTTAAATTAATATAAATGTGGCGGCCATTCAAATATATACGATTATCAACTTCTAGATCACTTAGTTATTTGTGGGGTGAGTGAGTATCATTTGATACGGAGGCGATCCACGAACCGACGCCAACTCCCGCACCCGCGAGAGCCGTGAGTGATACCACGGAGAGTGCAATGAATATATGACGCATTTATATCATTAACGATCATATTCTTTATTACGTTTTAGATCTTTGTATGTTATATAATTTGGTTTTATCTTGTGTTTCATTGGATCATATAATTCACCATGTGGTAAATATATTGTTGTTATTTTAGATTTACTATTTGGATCCCATTCAGTTTTTTTTATACATTCATCGATACACCATTTACGGGGTGGTGGTTTGGGATACATCGCCGTCACGCGACGTATCATGTCAGCGTCCCCTCCGGTTATTTTCCCCTTAAAACCTGGAACTACATTTAACATCATAGATGGTTTCCAGGTACTCATGTTGTATATGTATGCCGTGAAATCTTTATGTTAAAGATGAGACTCTATGGTTTTATATGGATATTCGAAATTGCGATGGCATTGAATTACTCAATTCTCTTGATGATAAGAGTATTGATCTCGTATTAACCGATCCACCTTATATAATATCACATCAAACGGGTATGAACAAATTGAGAGACGCGATTGATGGTGGCAAGGATCTATCAAAAACTGAGGAGCAATGGAATGAATACAAGTCCAAAAACAGAGTCGGCGCACCCAATGCGAGAGAAAATTATCTAAAATATGGAACAATTCATGGGAGTAAATATAGCGTAAAAACAAACTACGGAGAATGGGATGAAAACTTTACTATGGACAAATTAGAGGAGTTTATAAAACTCTATTACAAAAAGCTGCGCGATGGTGGTACTTGTATAATATTTTTTGATATATGGAAACTATCATACCTCAAAGAACTCATGGAAAAGCATAACTTTAAACAGCTGAGATTTATAGAATGGATTAAAACGAATCCACAACCTATAAATTCACGTGTTAATTATCTAACAAATTCCCGAGAAATAGCGGTTTTGGGTGTCAAGAAGGGCAAACCTGTATTTAATGGTGAATATGATAATGGTATATACAAGTATCCCATACAAAGTGGTATGGGACGTTTCCATCCGACACAGAAAAGTATTAGGTTGTTCGAAGATCTCATCAAGAAACATTCAAATGAAGGTGATGTAGTCGTGGATACATTTCTTGGTGGCGGGACGACCGCTATCGCATGTAAAAATACGGGGAGACGATGTATAGCGAGTGAAATTTCGGATGAATATTATGAAAAGATACTTATCACTTAAAGTGGAGACGCGAAAACTTTGTAATGGGTATACAATTTTTTCCGTCGGAGTTCGTTTTCTGGGAGACACTGGAAGAGCATTCGGAAATTAAGAAGAAATTATTACCAATAATTTTGAAAAATAGTGATAAAGCTAAAAATAACCCATTTGATAATTGCACGTTTAACACAAGTTTATATAAAGGTGACGATGAAAAGTTCAAAAAGGAAAATAAATTTTTAACGGAACGAAAACATCTAGATTCTATTGTCTTTAAAAATATTGATAAAATGCTCCGTACTTTGGGATTCAATGAAGATCCG